AGCCAGCCGTGAAACATTCAATATTTATGCTGTCGCCCTTGGTCAGGATATTCATGTTTCCGACCACGTACCAGTATGATCCGCTGTAGACCAATTCCAGGACTGTATACTGCTCGATCAGTTCTGCCGGGATATTGCTGTTTTTATAGTAGATCGGTTTAGCTCCGGTAGCATTAACGTTCAGTGTTGGATTTGTGGCCGTGTTGGCGTAGTTGAAACGTACACAGACTCTTGCACCTGCAACCAGCTCAAAACCTGACAGGCTGACCGTTTTTGCCGCTGTTGATGCTGATGTATAGCAGTTTGCATAATTTCCAACTAATGTATTCACGTCTACTGCTATACCGTTGCAATTACAGTATGTCTTTCCGTTACTCGCAACACGCAACCTAGGCGTATTAATATAGCCATTGTTCAGATCTATAAGAAATCCACTGCTTGGAAATGATTCTCCAGAAGAACCGCTATAATTTCCGGATTTTAGTACACCTTTTTGGAATGTACCGAGATTATCACTGATAGCAACTATACCGTCATTTTCCAGATCTTTTGCATCTACAGTCTGTACATTTGACACGGAAAATGGGCTTGGTTCTGTATCAAGATCTTCCACCTGTTCGACTTGAATCCCAGAAACTATAAACAAAGCAGCTTCCATATAACCAAAACCTAATGCTATATATGGAAAATCTTTAACGCACGTGTATTTTATTGTTTTCCTTTCCCATTGCAAACCACAAAAAACATATTCACCTTTCTTAGATGCTAAGATATTTCCATTATACAAATGGCTACGTTCTTTGCTTTCCCATATCAAAAACTCAATTCCTCTGTTTTCTGATTCAGAAAGATAAGGACATCTTATATAAAAAGAAATCAGGTACTTTTTCCCAGGAATTAAGGTTATGAAACCATCATGTTTTTTACTGCTCCCTAAAATAAATCCATTTTTTGATTGCAAGATTTCTGTTGTTTCTCTTCCGTCAAGCCATAGTGCATTGGTCCCGGGAACGTTAGGTGCTTGTGCAAAAAATGATCCTCCACATTCTTTTACTTCTGTTGCTACCTTTACTTGATAGTCTTCAAAATATGAAAGCAATGTACTTTCCGTGATTGTTGCAAAATTATCATATCCAAGATTATATAAATTACTGTTTAATCCAAAAGTTAATTTATCTACGCTGATTGCACCTGCTGCTATCTTATCTGCACTGATTGCACCTGCCTTGATTTTTTCTGCTGTCACGCTGCCTGCTGCCAGTTCGCCTGTGGTAATGGCACCTGTTGCAATTTTATTTGCTGTGATGGTCTTTCCCGCAATTTCATTGGCAGTAATGGCACCTGCCACAATCTTATCTGCAGTTATGCTTCTCTTGGTCAGTACATCACCATCTATCGTATTTACATTCTGAGATACCAGTTCACCTGCATTATTGATTGCATAGATGATCGAATTCTTATCGCCACAGATGATCAGCCTTTCCACCGATAATGTACCGGCAGTGATTTTGTTGGCTGTCAGCTCCACTATTTTCGCATCGGTAATAGATCCGTCTGCAATTTGAGCAGAACCTACAACACCGACACCTATCATTGCAGTTGTAATACTTCCGTTTTTGATATTTGCAAGATCTATCTTTGCATAATTTGCATCTAACGAACCAAGAACCGCATTTACAGCCTCAAGTCTTCCGGTTATTATCACCTTGTAATCAGCTAAATTTCCGGAAATACTATCAATTCTGGCATTCGCTGCATCCAGATCTTTTATATTTGCCTTATCTGTCTTAATAACTTTGATCTCTGCCTCGCCTGCCGTCAAACGCCCACTGATATTTGCATTTTCTGTTTTCAACTGTTCTATGTTTGCTTCTCCGGCTTCCAGTCTTTTGATGGTCAGATCTGCAAATTCACCATAACTCGCACTCATTTTATCGAATGTAGCTTTTGTTGCTTTCAAATCATCAAAGCTTGCCTTCTGTCCTATGATTTCTTTCGCTGCAACCAATTCTATGTTCAGCCGTTCAATCGCCTGTGCTGTTGGTCCTTTACTGCTACTTATGCTCCCGGATTCAATTTCCGTTTTTCCCTGACTTTCAATTTCTGTAATTAATCCACCATCATAATCCATCGACAGCTTCATAATCGGGATCTTAATTTTTCCTCCGTATTTATCGTGAATAGTAACGATATCTCCTATGTCAAGACGTGGATCTCCAAGAAAAGATACCAAAGCAGGCTGAAAAGTAAAATCTTTCAGCTGATTGCAAATTTTATCAAGGACGGGCTGCGTCATAACCGGATTCTCAATCTGTATTCCTACAGTGCCCACGCCGGAAAGTAATGTTACGGTTGCCGTATCGCACTGGATTCTGCCAAGCTTGAACAGACTTTCGCTTTTTTTCAGATCATCATAATATCTGGATGCAGATATTTCATAATCCGCCTGTTCATACCAACGAAGTTCAATTTCACCATTTCGATTAATGACACAATATTTTCCATAGAACTGTGCAACATATCCCAGGGCATCCTGCATGGTATATCCGTCGAATGGGTTTACATAATTCCCTTGTGTGATTTCATTGCCTTCGTCATCATACGTTGTTTCCGTTTCTTTCCAACGCTTCGGAATTTTGACACCGGACGGAAGATTATCAATGCTGCTTGCAAGCGGTACACCAGACATGTTGCTAATCTCTTTCAGCACTTCTTTTCCGTCTGCCGGGTATTCCAATTTACTTACATATGCTTTTGAAAACTTCACATACATCCTGTCATATGCACAAAAATTGATAATTCCGTCATCATTATTCACTTTTTCCGGTGTGAATTTTCCAAGGTCACAGTATATATACTCCGTGCCGGACAATACGCCGATCTGTAACGTTATTTCTTTACTTTCGAGAGAAATGGTTGTTGCTTCCATTTTGACTTGTACACTGGCTGCCACAGCTCCGCCGATACTGATATGAGCAGAATTGTTCGAGGCAGCATGAAGTGCAAAACTTTTGATACCCTCAAAAATATCTTTCCCCAGAACGACTCTTGCCTTAAATGTTCTGCTGTCCTGTTCTACTGCATTTTTGAATATTTCATTAACTTGAAGCATTTTGTACCTCCCTCCTGATAATTATTTTTCAATCAGGTTTACCGTGACACCTACATACCGTGGCTTCCCCCCGACATAGGTGTATACCGGACACGTAAGATCGCCTGCATACATATTTACTGTAATGTTCTTTCCGGTCTTAGGGCTTCGGAAAGTTACATTGAAAAATGCTGGTTCAACAGCCGCTTCTACCGTTGCCATCTGTGCATCTGTAAGCGGTAGAAACTCAATTTCTAACTTCCATTTCCGGTCTATAATATCGCCGGTCATTGTTCCATCTGCTCCACGCCCTGCATTTTTCGACCAGATCTTATTTCGTGAAATTTTCAGACCATTTAACTTCGGTTCCGGCATGGCAACGCCGCCGATCGTGATGGATGCGGCCATTTTTTTGTCACCTCATTTCTTCAAAAAGTACCGCCCTTTCGGACGGTACCGGTTAAACCAATATCGGGCATACGCCTGTCGATTTTGTTCTGTGATTGATTTCTTCTACGACTACGTCTGTGACCTTTCGACCGCCAACGTAAATATTGAATGTAGGGGTAGACTGTGCTCCGTCAACCGCTTTCATCGCTGAAACAACTGCTGAATACACACCCGCTGCCACGGACGATACAATCTGGTTATTGTTCATAACAGCTGTATGGCCACCGATTGTTCCTACCAATTCCGGCCCCGCTTCTCTCGCTATGAACATTTGACCTGTTCCCGGTGATCCACCAGCTGCATACGCCGCTATATTATGCCAACGTCCGCCTGAATACAGACCGCCAGTAGCTTTTTGCGTTGGGTTATAAGTCACTCTGACTTTTCTAAGTGGATCAACAATATCTTGAACTTTCTGTTGGATTTCGTTCATGTTGGCAATTTGCACATGCAATGGTACTGTTCTGCTGGCTCCCCATGCATTTTGTACACTGTTTGCCAGACTCGATATGGAGTTTGATACATAAGCAACCAATCCAACTTTTTTTGACCTCTCTTTTAGCTTGTTCCATCCTGTTTTCACAGTATTGGCAAGTGTTTTTGCTTTTGTTTTTACTGTGGCAGTAACGGAAAGTGCTTTGTTTTTCGCATTTCCCCAGGATTTCTGCAATCCATTCCACAGTCCTGTTGCACCGTCTTTAATGCTCACACCAACCTCCAGTGTTTTTTTGCCGAGTTTATCCCATCCTTCTTTAAAACCATTCCAAATTTTCTTGCAAATTTCTGCAATATTTCCTGGAATTTCTGCAATACCTTTGAAAAGTCCTTCAATACAAAATTTGCCAAGTGTTGCAAATTCTGTTGATGGCGAATTAATGCCAAATGCTTCTTTAAACGCACTTGTAATTGGCTTAAAAACATGCTCAACAAACCAATTATTAACATCTTTAAGTGCATTTTTAATTCCTTCAAAAATACCCCGAATAAGGTTTCCACCACATTCGTCTTTTTTCTTTTTTATCCAGTCATTAATCGCTTTTGGAACATCTTTAAGTAATTCCGTAACAATGCCAACCGCAAAGTCAACCCCTGATTTAGCTACCTCTAATATAGCTTTTGAAACTTTCTGTAAAATACCAGCCCAGTCAATCGCAACAAGCATTTTGACTACAGATTGTCCAACATTATTCCAATCAATGCTTTCCACTGCTTCACAAAATGTTGTCAACCAACCTTTCACCGTATCAGAAAACGTTTTCCCAATTAGTGACCAGTCTATATTTTTAATGGCACTGTCAACAGTTTGTCCTATGGATTTTCCCAGCTTACTCCAATCAAAATTGGTCACAAAGGTAGAAGCTGTTCCTACTGCAGTATTCACACCTTCTGCAATCGTCTTTCCTACAAGACTCCAATCTGTTCCTTCCATGAAACCATTAAGGAATGTTGCTACTGATTTTGCAATCTTATTACAGGTATTTTTAATGTCATCCCATGGGATATTTGCAAGTGCTGCATTAAGCTTTTGTCCGGCAATCTTTCCGATTTCTGTGAAATCTGCGTTTTCCCACGCATCTTTAATCATCTGGGCAAAATTGGCATACTTATTTGTGACCTCGTTCTCTTCGAAGCTTCCACCATCACTTCCGGATGATCCACCGGAGCTGCTCTTGCTGTCATCATCCAGCTTATTGATCTCGTCAAATCCCATCAGAGACTTTTTGACTTTATCTGCTGCATCGGCAGCTGAATTACCGGTTTTGTCCAGACTGGCGGCATAGTCTTTCTGTACCTTAGACGCTGTGGTGTATGTTTTTTGCCCAGTAAGAGCTGCAAAAAACTGCCCAACAACATTGCACGCCTGTACCAGGTAATTGATCAGTGTTGATAATGCCGGTGTGATCGTATTAAGGATTGGAGAAAATGCAGTCGCAAGGCTGTTTTTCAGCTGTTGCAATCCGCCTGACAACTCAGAAAGATTTGCATTTGTTTCGCTGTTCTTCTTTGCAAGGTTCTTGAAACCATCTACCAGGGCATTTCGAAGCTTGCTGAATAATGCATACAGGCTTCGAATTCCAAGACCGTATTTCAGTAATTTTCCAATTCCACCGCCGAGGGCACTGTTTCCCTGCTTAATACCTCCAGCAAATTTCCGGATACCCGGTAATCCGCTTGTGAACTTTTTAAGCAATGCACCAAATGCACCAGACGCTGTTTTGATCACAGGACCAACGCCTTTCAGAACAGCACTCATAGCCTTAAATGCTCTCGAACCGATATATGCAGCACTGGACGCAACCTGACCGACAACCGGAATATTCTGAATCGCAGATACAGCCGCCGCCCGTGCCTTCCTGATACTGGCTGTCATATCTTCAAATGCTGCTTGGGCTGTCGCTCCCATGGTTGCAAATACACTTCCATCTGCGAGATGCGGTGTCTGGATGTCTGTACCACTGTTCTCCATGTTCCTTCGTTCGGCATTATATTCTCGCAGTCGGTTCGTAAGATCTGAAAGTGCAACTCCATCCCTCTGATATTGTTCAGACTCCTGCAAGTTGGAGCCATCCAGCAACATAGAACTTTTGAGATCTTTGTACTCTTTCAATTTCTTATACATTATAGACAGCTGATTTGCGTTCTCACGATATTCCGGCGATACCATGGTTGCTTTTCCAGATTTTTCTATTTCTCTTTTTATTTTCCAGTAATATTCCTTTTCCTGCTCTGCTTCTTCTATTTGTTCTCTCAAAGCTGAAGAGTTTCGACTATTACCAGAACTGTTATCTCTTTTTCTTGTCAGGTCTATCCAACGCGAAAGAGCTGAAGAATAATTTTCTGTTATCTCTTTATAGTAATCTGTTGGAACCGTCGCTTTTCCTGCTGCCTCTAATGCCTTCTGCTTTTCTTCCAGCTTTGCGTAAGCGGATTCGCTCTTTGCAATATTGGCTTCTAGGTCTTTAAACTCTTGTGTTGGCACAAAACGCTTGCTCGCATCCATGCTGTTCATTTTCTGGATCAGTTTTTCCTGCTCCATCTCTGTTTTTGCAATAGTATTGCATAACTGTTCATATTCTGGATTGTATACACGGATGCCTGCTGCGACCTGTGCTTCCCTGACATAGTCTCTTATCTGTCCGGTAGCCTGCTTCCAGATCGTACCATTGACCATATCTTTCCAGGAACTTTTTATAAGGTTCTGCATATTTTGAATCATTTGCATATTTTCGCTCATTGTCTGGCGAACTGGTTCCTGAGTTTCATTCATGCTGTTGTTGATATCTGCGGCTGTACTTCTGACAATATCTTCTGTCTCTTTTGCCGACTGTCTCAGATCATCATTCTGAAACACTGGTTGTGACTGCTGTACCGCATCCTGCATATTCTTAATAGCTTTTACGGAACTGTCCGTATTCAATGCATCTTCCGGTGTTTGCAACTCACTCAGACTCTTTTTAACGTTTCTCATCGCCTCCGACAGTTCGGCACTTGCCGCACTGCCCGGTGTTTCGATTTTTGATGTGCTGGTGTTCATCTGAGAAACTGTGTTATTCACAACGCTTGTAGCTTCTCTCATTGCCTGTTTCAGTTTTGCGTTGTTTGCCTCAATGATGACTTTCATTCTGTGCAGTGTATCACTCAATGTTCACACCTCCTTCCCTTTTCACTATTTTTTATTGATGTCTTCGTCTGTTGAACTCTGCGGCGTATAAGCGACGGTTTTCTGCAGCTGTTACAACCTGTTCTTCTTGCTTGCTTTCCTCGAACTGTTCTCGTTCTTCCCTGAACAGTTCCGGGTAGAAATCCCATGGTTTGCGTGCCTTGTTTTCTGAATTCAGATACCTGCCGATATGCTCTGCGATGCTTTCTGCCTGTATGAACTGCTGCAGGATCTTAATCTTTGCATGCCTCCCATAGCTTCGGATGTAGTCGTGGACTTCCGGGATAGACATATTCCAGAAGTCCTGCACTTTGATTCCTGCATCCAATGCATCTTCGTATAGTTTCCAGATTTCTTCGGTGACTGTTTCTGTTACAGGATCACATCTGCCTGATCCAGATCTTTCATCAGGCTCTCTGCCATCGCCGGCGTAAAAAAACCGGATACCGCCATAGTCGGCATAATTACTTTTGCCATGAAATCAAACTGATTGCCGCCTTCTTCCAGCCACTTGTCGTACAGCTTTGTTACTTTGTCGAACGTTGTACCGTGTTCCCATGGCTCGATAGCTGCCTGGGCAATCGTCAGCATAACACCAAGCGGCGGAATATCATTCGTCGTTACCAGCGTCATAATATTGGTACGGTATTTGTTTTCCAGTTTTGTGATCATACCGGTATTAAGTTTCATTTTGTGCTGTACACCTGCCACTTCCCAGTAATGAAATGGTGGTCTTTTTTTCTTTGCTTCTTCGATAGATGTTACTTTTTCTGTTTCTTCTTTCTGGAATTCTTCATCCAGTCCTTCTAATCTTTCCATTGATCGCCCCTCCTTATGACGGATCTGTAACTTTCAGATCACTGCAGATCGTCATCTTTGCTTCTACGTCAACAACTCCGTTCACGCCGCCGCCCGTACGTTTTACAGACACTTCTGCGTCATATTCTGTGGTTGTGCCATCACTTAATGTTTCCTTGAAGCTAAGTACATCCCCATTTTCCTGTGCCTGTCTCAGGACACGATATGTACTGGTCACACTCTTATTTTCATACTTGAATTTGTATGTCATGTCACCAAGATCACCAATACCGTTCTCGTACTGCTTGTTTTTATCTTTCAGGCCGGTGTTTTCTACTTTTTCCGGTTCAATGCCACAGTCTGGAATTTCTTTCAGTCCCTGAAGTTCTTTATAAGCACCAGATGCATCGCTTTTTTTCTTGTATTCAAGTTTTGCTCCATTTGCCAGCATATTCTTCACGCTCCTTTTCTAGTTCGGCCAGAATACTTCTTCTGACTCCATATCGATGATTGCTTCATATCTCATTACTTTATGTTTCAACCCAGATGGATCCGGGGTGTCCTGACACAGGGTACGCACCAGCCCAAGTGCTGCCAGTGCCTTGTCTACCTTGAGTGCAGATTCGGACGTAGAGCGGTTATGCCAGATATCTACACGATATCGTACATAGCTCTTTTCCTCTCCCTGTGCGGTATGTTCATATACCTTGTTATCTTCTTCGGTGTACTGCACTGCCGGAAGCTCTGCCCAGTCTTTTGGGTACTGGTCTGTTACATTCACATTCCCAAACGCTCCGGCAAGTGCGGAATAGATCTGATCTTTTACGTTTTTCATAAATTCTTTTCGATTGCCTCCTCAAAATAATGTGCAATTTCCAGTTCATTGTTTTTTAGTGCCGGATATAAAAATGGTTGTGCAGCCTGTCCGGTACACTGGTAGAATCGGCCGTCCGGCGTATCCACATAAAACCACTTATACTTTTCGGCCGTCTTCCGCCCGATCATGCTTTCGTGGATCCACCAGGGCGACTGTACATAGGCATAGGCAACATCCGGTGATATCCCCGCGTGTTGCTTCTGACCTTTGGGGCCTGTGCCAAATTCCACATATTGTGCATACTTTTTGTTGGTGTAACAGATTCCTACAATCTTTTCGCTCCCGGTTTCTATCGCCGTGTATATACTCCCCCTCAATTCCCCATCATTTACCGGGCATCTTGTTTTCGCCTCAGCCTGCACTGTTTTGATACTTTTTGATACTGCATCATACATATTCACCGCTGCCGTTTTTTGAAACGCATCCGTAATCTCTTTTTTACCTATGATCACAGTTTTTCCACCTCCAGCGTAAGATAGGTGTAAGGATAAATGGCAACGACCTTATAATCCGGATCATTGCCGCCGTTTACAGAAATACCGTCATTTACAGATACCGTCATACCTTCCTGAAACCGATATGACGGTTTGCCATTCTTGCCCGGTACTTCCGCATATTTCCCGTCAATCCTCAGGTTTCGGATAAGCGGAAGCCTGCTGCCATACATTTCTGCCTGTACTTTTCCACCAGCTGTCCACATTTCCGCCTGAAAGCAAGAAGGCGGAGCATATTCTGTATATGTTCCACCCTCTGCATTTTTTTTCTGCACCATCTGAAAATGTTTGAATTCTCGAAGCCTATTTCTTTTCAGCCTCATAGGCCACACCCCCTACACGTGCCAGCCGATACCGGTTCAGCACATCATAGATTCGCTTTGGTGCATTATCGAAGTTGTAAGATTCCCCTGCACCGGTTCTTGAAGATTCCCCCTCTGTTCCCATGCGGTTGATAGCGATCACGGCAAGATCACGCACCGTTTTCTTAAGTTCCGGGATCATCTTCTTTCGCCCGGTATACGCCAGCACCCAGTCTGTCGCATCTTCCAGGACAACTTCCACCAGCTCTTCATCTCTTTCGCCAGTCAGAATTTTGATTCTCTCAAAATCAGTCATTTAGACCACTTCCTTCAGAGCCGTCAAGAGTTCTTCTTTTGCAAGACTTGAATAGCCTTCCATGCCTTTTTCTTTCGCCAGTCCTTTTAACTGGCTTACCGTCATTGCATCTAAATCTGTGTCAAGCATAGACGTTTTTGCCTCATCTGCAAAGGATTCCATTTCCTGGAACCCATCTGCTTTTAATTTTGCAATCATTGCCTCTGTGTCAGCAATTCGTTCAACATTTCCTCTAATCAATCTCATCTGTCACACCTCCTAGGCGTTTGCATCTTTGATATTTACAAACACGCTGTCCAGTTTATTATCCAGAATCCACAGATCATGATAGCGGCGGTAATCCATCGCCCATGCATTCGCCTTCTGGTTTGTCAATGGATCAAAGATACGCATAATATCCTGTTTTGTAATTGCAATTGGTGTCGTTCTTGGAATTACAAAGAAGTTAATATCCTTTGCTTTCGTACCTTTCGTATATCCGCCTGCTTCCTGACCGCCGGTTTTTCCATCGTATACAGTAATGGCAGTGTACATTCTGTTTGTAGGTGTTGAAATGATCGGCACGTTATCAATCGCAGGAACGGTAGTATCGATGCCGCCCTGTGAAAAAGTAGTATCTCTGATCTTTCCTGCAAGTTCCAACTCCAGTTCCATCAGAAAGTCTGGTGTCGCATGAATTACAAGCGGACCGTTATAACTTGAACGTACCGCTTTGATACCCTCTTTCACTTTTCTAAGTGCAGAGGTACCAGTTCCACCTGGTGTATAGTTGTACTCGACCATACCGGCTTTATTGGCTGCAATCACTTCTGAGGCAATCTTGGAGATACGATAAGCATCAATCTCCGGAATAACCTGTGTTCTCTGAAATTCCGCCATAATTGCTGCCGCAGTTGGAATAAAATTACTTTCATCTACATCCATCGGATCAATCTGGAATTTGCGTCCACGATCCTGTGTCATTTTTCTGGTTTCATACTCCAGCGTTACACTTCCCTGCTGGTAACCATTGTCACGATCGTAATCTCCCATGCCCTGAACCGACATTTTCGGAATTTTGACCTCTGCACCACCGTTATATTTTACCTGTCCGGCATTTGCGTCCATCCAGCCGGTCACTGCATCCTGTACAGCGATTTTATCCAGCTGCTGCTGAAAAATCGTAGCTGTTGCTAATGTGTTAATTGCCATTTATATCATCTTCCTTTCTATTCTTAGAACCCTCTTGCCATGGCTGCCTCGATCTGTTTTTCAAGACTGTTTTCACCTTCCGATGCTTTCTTTGGCGGCGTTCCACCTTTCAGGCGTTCATTCACTGCTGCTTCTACTGCCTCCTGAAATGCCTTTTCTACTGCACTGATGGATTTGTTACAAGTGTCTGCATCAGTGTAATTCAGTACTTCTGCCAGGCTTACCGGCAGTTTTTTCTCCACCAGAGTATTCTTAGCTTCTGCCATCAGTTCTTTTCTTGTAATCGCAGCCTCACGGTCTGAAAGCTCTTTTTCCTTTTTCTGCTGCATATACGCAGCTTTTTCCTCTTTGTTCATTTTTGCAAGCTTCTCTGCTTCAGAAAGTTTATCGTCCGCAAGAGCCTGCCATTTCTGCTGTGCATTGCTTACTGCCGTCTTAATCGCTTTCTGCACACGGCGGTCGAATTCTGCCTGATTTCCTTCTCCTTTCAGGAAATCATCGAAACTCATCGGTTCTGTGCCTGCTCCCGGTTCTCCTTCGCCGCCTGTTCCGGATCCACCACCATTGCCGCCTTCACCAGCCCCAGCACCGTCTCCTTCTGCAAAGATCTGCAATCTCATTGGCACTTTACAGTTGCACATAAAAAATCTGTTTTTCATTTTCTATCCTTTCCGCCCAGCCTATCCGTTCTCACGTCCGGGCCATTCGTGTTTTATGGATCATCCTGCTTCTTTTACGTCTGGCAGAAAAAGACATAAAAATAAGACACCTGACCCCGTGCCTTAAAGGGAGATACCTGGATCACCGCCTTTCTACGGATAACCGTCTGCCGTTGAACTGTACCGTGTCGCCAATTTGTGCCACTTCATCGCCAATCTTCACCCCTTTCAACTCTGTGTGTCCGTCATTGTTCCGATATATGAACTTGATTGTCTTGTAGTTGATCCGGCTCGCCAGCCAGTTCGGTGCAAGCCTGTCTGCGTCTTTTGTGACGG